TTGATTCAACAACTCACCATTCTGATAGATTTCAAACACATTTGGTTTGATACCTCTAATGACTTTGTATGATTTGTTGTTTGTGTCAAACTCAATTTCAATGATACAATCTTTGCCGTTGATTGAATTAAGTAAACTAGGTTTGTTGATGTTGCGAAATGCTTTGCCGAACAGGCCAAAACACAACGCATCAAGCATTGTGCTTTTTCCAGAACCATTGTTTCCAACAATCAGAGTGTTTTGATTGTTGTCTAGTTTAACTTCTGTAAAATAATTACCGGTGGAAAGAAGATTCTTCCACCTAACATAACGAAATATAATCATTACTTAAATTTAGGTCCTGTTACCCATACAACAACTGATTTTCTTTTACCCTTAGTTACTGGTGCAACTCGGTGAATCATAAATGATGGGAAAATAATCATTCTTCCCTTTTTAGTTGGAATAATTTCGGCATCTTTTTCTTGTCCATTATTAATCATAAACTCACCGCCTTCATACTCATCACCAGGTTCATTCACACACATTGTAATAGATAATTTTCTTACCTCATTCATATCAGCAGGAACATTTTTACCCATGATTGTGTCCATGTGATAATCATATCGACCTGTTTCATGTGCTTCATATTCTGTATATTGGAATGTATCATAACCATTCAAATCAAAACCATAATATTGGTTGTTGATAGATTCAATTACATAATTCATCTTTTGAAAAATCCATGCCGTATCTGCATTGGCAGGATTCCAATCATAGAACTTTACATTTGATACCCTAACATCTTCATTAGGTTTTGATTTGACAATCTCTTTTCCATTTTCATCTTTTTCTATACTACCAACTGTTGTGCCTCTTTCAACACCTTGCGTATCAAAGTATGCACACATCTTGTCCAATTCTTCATTGGTAAATGCACCGTCCCAATAACACCAAGGATAAAAGATTCTTTGTCGTTCTTTTGGATAATTGTAAATAGTTTTTAAGTTCATTCTGTTCTCTCTGTGTTCAGCGCTTCTACATATAATTCACGCATCAATGTTTTAAGTTTTTCATTCTCGACATTTAATGTCAGATTATCAATATACTTAGACAGAATTGTCATCGTGTCTTCTGCTTGGTCAACAATTTCTTGATCCATATCAATCAGAGTATCACTAAAATCCTCTACAATTGATAAGTCAGCAACACCTGCTTTATAAATGTTATCCAACACACTATCGAACAAAAACGGATTCTGTTTATTAACTACAATCACTTTTACAAATGCATCTTTCAATGAATTGTAGTTGTATTTTTTCCATGCTTCAAAATCATTACTACCATCATCATAGGTAATTTTGTAAAACATCTTATTTGGATTTTGTATGAATTCTATTTGTCTTGTCTCAGTATCAAATACATGAAATCCTCTTGGGTCATTATAATCTGCCCAAGTCATTTCGTATTGATTGCCAAGATATGTGATATTACCACTTGTTGACTTGTGATGAAAGTGTCCAGATAAGACAACATCAAATCTATCAAACATTTTTCTATCTAGGCCTTCGTGACAGATATTGCCTCTGTCCATTTCAAATCCTGCAATCTCAAAATGCCCAAATACAACTTCAACAGGTGCAGTCTTTAAAAACTCCATAGACTGTTCATAGTTGTCTTCACATATCCAAGGCATCAATAAAATATCAACACCATCAAATGTAACTATCTTTGGGTCGGTGTAGATGAATGGTTCATGTATACCGTCATAAGTTGAACAAAGATTATGTATTGCATTTACTTTGTTTGTGTTCTTATAATATGTGTCGTGATTACCAATCATAATATGAGTATCAATACCTTCTGCCCACAATCTCTTCATAAATCGATTTTGGAAATCAGATGCAATATTATGATTGATAAACTTTCTGCGGTCAACAACATCACCCAAATGAATGAGTGTTTTAATGTTATGCTCTTTTAGATAAGGAAAGAATGTGCCTTCCCAAAACTTAAAAAAGAAATCATTAAATGTTGCACTATCACCTCTTGCACCGAAGTGAGTATCGTTAATCAAAGCAATCTTCATACTATTTGTTTTTTGAAACTTTCAATTTCATCTTTAAATGCCAACTTTTCTTTCTTCAAAATTTTGATGACATGTTCATCACCATGATTCTTAATTGCCAAAGAAATTCTTTTATCCAATTCATCATGTTTATCTTGTAGATGGGAAATATGATGTTCTATTTTTTCTTTATTCATCACCACTCCAAAACTTTAATTTTAAATTCAAACCCACTAGGCAAATCATTTTTAGTTACCGCACAACTTACAATTATACTACAACATAATATAATAGTCAAGCATTTTAAGGCAATTCTTCTAAGAATTTTTCAACCCCTTTAGTCTTACCTTCTTTTTTCTTTTTCTTTGCCTCTTCAAAGGTATGAATGAATTCTGAAATGTTATCATACAATTGAAACTGTCTCATGTTGCCATCTGAGTCTTCAAACATTTCATCTTCACCAAGCAAACCAAACTGTTCTGTTGCCTTGTACTTAACATAAAGTTGTTTCTTCTCTTTCATAATTCTACGGAGAAAGGCATAGTAAATGATTTGGGTAAAGTATGCAAATGGATTCTTTGACTTAGTGGGATCAAAATTCCTAAAATACATTAGGCAGTTTTCAATACCATCTGCAATCATTTCGTCTCGGAAAGAATATGATATGAAGTTAGGTTTTCTTGAAAGATGTTCTGCAATCTTTAGGAAACATTCCCCTATGTAATTGGGAATCTGTGGGTCTTCTTTGCCAGCTGCTTTGGCAACATCACATTTTTCTTTATACACTACCAATGCATCCAAAAAGTCAGCATTGTTTACATAGTGTCTTGGTTTCTTTTCGTTCATTTTATTATATTTCACCTTCGTAGAATTTAGCAATCCATTGCCGTTTATCATATTTGTGGTCAGCATATGGACCGTTCTTATCCACATAATGCATGAATACTTGTCCCAATCTATAATCATTCGGACCTTCACACACATCACGCCAATGCTCTAACTCACAGCCACGATACACTACTGCATCACCAATGTCAAGCGAATACGGTGTATCTACCATCCATATTGGCCAATTGTACCCGCCTGTATCAGCAAGTTTTAAAGTAACTGATATTTCACAAGATGGTCTATCAGTATGTTTTTTCAAGTCATCACCAGGTTTATACAATCTAGTATAAGTGTAAGTAGGCCACAATTCCAAACCAGTGACTTCTTCCATTTTAGGTTTCATCATCTTCATCAATGTCTCCATTGCCATGTCACCATGTTTAGCATGAAATCCCATTGGCACTTGTGGGTCTGGTTTTGCTGTGCCTGTTGCAACGGCAATGTGTGTACTCAACCTAAGATAGTTGAACAGGTACTCTGCTGTATCTTTTGGAATAAAGTTCTTAACTAATGTATATTTCTGTTTTTGGAATACTTTCACATATTCATTCATATCTACCTCTTTTTGTTCTTGACAAGTGTTATATTGGCGGTGTCCTGTTTGATAATGATATTAGCTGCTAGTGTAGACGATTAGTCTTCTTACGATTAACAATCTCTGCAACATCTTCTCTAGTAAGTTCACCCTCAGGGTCTTCTTCATCATCATATTCTTCTTCATCTGATGCATCTCTTAGGTTTTGACTAAGAGTATTATCTTTCAACATTTTCATTTGAGTAGTATTAATAACATTGTGGTAGTATTCCTTCAAATCATCTTTAGGTTCAACGATAGTAAGTATGTCACCTGAAAGAACGGTTGCAATGTTATCTTTAATCAATTCAATAGGCAACCAAGGTAACATCATCATAACAGTACCTTGAGATGTTCTCTTAAAGATAAGATGCATTGGATTATCCAACACAACAACATTAGTGTTTGTATTGCCAGAGTAACCAGCAATAATGTCCTCACCGCTTTGTAAACGGACTATACGGACACCTTCGAATAGATTATTCATCTTTGAGTTCGATATTATAGAATTTGTATTTAAATTTTTCATCATCATATATTCTAACACGATCCACAAAATGTTTCAAGGTGTAATTGGTATATTTACCTATTCTAAAGTCATCAGAGATATCAAACAAAACTGCCTCATCTTTGTTATCTCCAATTCTTAATCCTCTACCAATAGATTGAAGATTGCGAATTCTGGACTTGCTTGGGGAGGCAAATATAATATTATGCAAGTTGCGGATATTAACGCCAGTAGAGAAAGTACCATATGAAGCAACAATGATAGCATCTCTTTCTTTTTCAGTAATAGCCCTAACTGATTCCCGAATCTCAACATCGGTGCCACCAAATACAAAAAACACATGTCTATTCTTAGCATGTTCTTTAATGTTTGCATATAAACTTTTGCCATGTTTCTCCACAAATTGAAATAATATAAGAGTATTACCATTAAGAGATAGTGCAAGATTTCTAATAAAATTATTTCTTGCAGTATTCATAACTATGTATTCTAGTTCTTGGTTATAGTCCCAAGACCTTGCCATCTTACACACACTCTCTGGATGTTTAAGTATAAGGCATTTAATTTTGAATGATGCGAGTTGACCTTTATCAATCAAGTCAGCTGTAGATGTTGCTTTGTAAACAGGACCAAACAAACCTTCTAATACAAGTTTATGTGTTTGAGTACCATCTAAAGTGCCTGTTGTACCTATTCTATATTTAGCATTCACACAACCTGAAAGAATAGTAGTGAGAGACTTTGCTTTGAATTGATGTGCTTCATCACCAAGAACAAAATCAAATTGTTCAAAGTATTCGCCAGGATTTTTATAAATTGATTGCCAAGTTGTAATGGTAAGAAATTTATTTGTATGTTTATCTTTACCAGAATATTGACGGTGACAGTATTGTTCTGAATCATAACCATAATCTTCAAAGTCTTTATACATCTGTTCGACTAATGAAGTTGTGGGTACAATTAACAAGCCTCTTTCATTCTCTATTTGCAAGTAGCGAATGATACAATATAATACAAGAGATTTGCCTGATGCCGTTGGTGATAACAACAACATTCTTTTATTTCTAATTGCCTGAACAAAAGATTTTAATTGATAGTCTCTAATCTCATGTGGAGTTTTAAGTGTATCAACAAATTCTTTTGCTTCAACCAATGAAAAGTTTTGTGTGACTGATACATCAGAATCAATCTCTAATGTATAATCTCTTTCTTTACAAAAGATTTCAATGTAAGGAACAAGTCCATGATAGATGGTAAAACTTCTTAGGTCTGCTAACCTAATTTTACCATCCCAAACTCTTGATTTAAATGCGGGTGTAAATTGATGACCCGGAACATAAAAGGTAAAGTAATCCGACAACTCTTGTGCAATACCTCTATCACACTCAAATTGAATATATGCTTCATTCTTTTTATGTAAAATTAAATCAGACACCTTGTATGAATCTTTCCCATGCTATAAAATCACGAAGTTGAAATGTCCGTGAATTCAATTCTTTTAATATACTCTGACACACATCAACAATTTCATCATGCATCATTTTGCTTGCAAGATGTTTATTGATATCATCATCACTCTCTAAGTATGTAGTGAGTTCGGATTTCAACACATATGGAAATGGTTCCCAATTATACTGTTTTAATTGGTCATCATCCAATTTACCTGTATAGTATTC